CTGATATACTGGGCTATAATCTTTCTGGCAACTTTTTTACTATCGAATTAAAAGTAACAAAGACCAACAAGGTACGCCTGTCTCCGCATCAAATTGCGTTCCATGTGAAACATCCTAACAATACATTTATTCTAGTTAAGGCCCTCTCCCTTAACTCCATAAAACTTTATGAGGGGAAGGTAATCAAGGAGCTTGATGCTTGTGGCTTGAAGCTTGAACCTCACAGCTTGGGGCTTGAGTCTTGCTTTCAGATGCTTGAGTCTTTGTAGCTTGTGGCTTGACGCTTGTGCGTTTGCGCTTGTGGCCCGGACCAGGACGCACGCCACATACTGACTCCGTCGAGTCTTCTAGGCTAATGGCCCGATCCGATTTATTACGGGCGGGTGAGCTGCTTGAACCCGTCAAGTCTTCTTTAACAGCGCTGGCCTGCGCTAACTCGTTTCCCGCTTTACGTAATTCTTTATAATATTTTGGATGTCTCCACATGTCAATGTTTTCCATATTTAATTGTTTTAATTGTGGCATCCCAACAAGCCCTGCAGTCCCTGCATTCATTGTCTTGTTTTGCAGCTGGACACGTTGCGCCGGCTGTCACCACCTCTGAACTGTTAGGCCATGAGGCCGGCGCTTCTTGGTCAACCATTGGAGCACTAAATCGTATTACTAAATTTTCTGGACACTCAGGCAGGAAGGCTTTAATCCATGCTTCACGAGTCGGTAACCAATGTTTGATTTTTGGTGTGAGTTTACAAACTGCAAAAATTTTTATTAGATGCTCTTCGTCTTGTACGTCCCCTGAATCGTGCCAGCGAAATACGTTGGCCTTTTTACTGTTGATTAGGTGTGCCATCGCGCCAACCCAGAGTGGATGCTTGATGGCTGCCAGCCTCCTGTATTGTGCATCTTGCACAACTTTAAAAACATAACAACCTTTCAGGGCGTAACAGTCGAAGCACACAGAGCCCGGCACAGCTTGAAGCTTGCCCCCTGTCTTACACTCCTTGGCTGGTAACCCTATCGACCACCCCGGCATTTTTGAAGGCTTCGACAGGCTGCCGCCTATAATTTTTAACGCTTCTTTTGTTTGCATGATATTTCCTTAAAAAATTTCTTACACTTTTTAACATAAGCTGGTGACAGCTCAGAATCTTTATATAAAAAATAATTTAATAAATTATTGTGTTTGCTTCTTATTTTTTTCATAATCCTTTATAATCCTATAATCTTTATTTGTCAAGCGCTTGTTGCTTGTTGCTTGACGCTTGACGCTTGACCCTTCACCTCCGTCAGCATTGCTGTCACGGGTCAAGCTTTAGCCCGAACCAGTCAACGCCAGAGTCTCTGTGATCTAGCGGCGGCGGCGCGTTGACTGATCAATGACCAGTGAGGCTGTCCGGAATTAGTACACCCTCTCACTGATCCCAGGTCCTATCACGCCAGCAACATACGATTTGCACTTGCAATAGGACCAGGGATCAGTACTAGTGGCTAATGGGCGAAACTTTGGTTTGCAACCCTCCATTTATGCTCATACGCATCACGACCCAGAATATAGCCCGGAAATGTCCAGGCGCCCTAAACTAGTACTAATCTCATTAATTTACTTTTTGGCTTTTGCCTCCAGTACTTTAATTTTATCACCCATGATATTAATTAATTTATTATTTAATTGTATCATTTCAAACAATTGATTTACAGCTTGTAATACCTCTTTGTCTGACCAGACAAAGCTGTCGGGTAAATTTTCAATTGCAATTTTTCTGTCTTTTTGTATCGAGTCTAATTTTTCAAAACTCATATTTGTATCCTCCAAGTTGTAGTTGCAGTTCTATAACCTTTGTTGTCCAAATCATAATAAGTCATACAAGGCACACCCTTTGCAGATGTAAAGTATCGGCATAATTCAGTCCATTGTGCATTTCTTGTAATATGCTTTTTATGTTTTTTAGCCCAAAAAGTTATCTTAAACTTTTTATTTAGTTCCATGTTTAACTCCTTTTTTTCTTTCATGGGATAATCCTAATATATAAATGTGGAAGAAATAAGGCAAGAACAAAAAAATATTTTTTTATTTGACCCATTATGAACACTTTATAGATTGACATATCCCAGATTATCCCATATAATAGGGGTGGGAGGTCGGGAATAATATATCTAAGATACACAACTCTAGGTTGTATCGCGCCGGTAAATTTTTTATTTGACATAAATTTCATTTAGGAGTATATAGGATTAAAAGGAGGAAATTACAATGAGTAGAATAAGAGCAAATCAAGAATACAGAAACAAAGTAGCAAACAGAATAAAAGAGCATTTGTTTTCTGAAGACACACAAGAAAAAGAAAAATATCTTGGATTAAAAGAATTACAAGATGTTCAAAACCAAAGCGCGTGGGAGGTTGCTACTGATATTGTCAGAGCACACTACACACCAGAAGACGTTGAGAAAGCGTGGTATTTACAAAAAAAATTTGAGAACGTAAATACAATCGCAAAAGATAGTTGTTTTCATTTTCATTACATGGGCAAAAAAGAAACCAGAGATTATGATAACAATTTAAAAGTTGAAGATGCAACAATAGAAAAACATTTTGATTTTCGTTTAAATGGTTCTATTGATGTAGGCAGTAATGATGAATATAACTCTGACTGGTCTTATGCTTTTGCATATTACAGAGATCAATTAAAAGCAGTGGAAGATTGCAATCCTGACATTTTGATTGAACAAGATGGCAAAGAACAAAATCCACATAAAACAAAATACGTGGACAATAACATCAAATATCTTGGTCGTGGCGATAATGGACTTTCAAAAATGTGGAGGGAAAATTTTCAATTAGATTTAATTGGGAGTAATTATTGCAGAGATCGTTCAATTAATTGTACAGAAAAACAATTTAATATTTTAGTAAATTGGAAACAACAAAAAGGTCAATTTGTTATTGCACATTACAAATGGATTAAAAGCATTTTAAATCAAATGACAGAGATCAAACGTGGTTTAAAAGGTTATAAATATCTTGACGAGTGTGTTGAACTTGCAAATGAACTTGGAGTACAAATGACAGACGCAGAAATTGTTAGAACTAATTCTACTGGTCTTGTAATTTACAATCCAAAAAATCTTGCTCAAAGAATTAAGGACATGAAAAATAAAAATGTTTCAAGAGAAGATAAGATCAAGGCAAGATTATTGTACGAACAACAACAATCAGAAAGTATAAACTAATGGACTTCAATTGGTGTCATGGTCCAAGTTGCCATCAAAAAAGTACGATTGACAGAATAAGAGGTTCTAAGGGCTCAAAGGTCCTTAGAACTAGAAAGATAAAAGAAACTCAATATAATAAAAATTCTGTTTGGTCTGTGTTTTGTAGTCAAGGTTGTTATACTGATTTTTTTTATAAACATTGGCAACAAGTTATTGCAATAGCGCCAAGGCGCGAGGCTCTTGAAACATCAATCGAGGACCCTACAAGAGTTAAACATGAAAGCAAGTATCATACTTGGTATGATACCAAAATTGTAAAAAGATAATATTAATAACAAGTGCCAGGCGCTAACGCGCCTGGCATAGTGGTCCCAATACAATTCCTAAATTTAAAAACTTTTAAAAAAAACTTTTTTGTAACTAGACAAGGGGTCCCACAACTAGTGCTAGAAATGCGTGACAAATAAATAGATAATGGTAAAATACTTTTTGAGTTTTCAAAATACTCTTGAAAAAATTTTGCGGAAAAATTTTTATGAATGAAAAATTTATACAGAACTTAGATAAACTACCTGCTGATGTTAGAAGAGAGTTTGCACTACTAGCAAATAGATATGGTGAAAAGAAAAAAGAAACTAATATACAAAATGATTTTTTATCTTTTGTAAAACATGTATGGCCTGATTTTATTGAAGGTTCTCATCACAAAAGAATTGCAGATAAATTTAACAAACTTGCATCTGGAGAAATAAAAAGATTAATTATTAATATGCCACCGAGGCATACTAAATCAGAATTTGGATCTTATCTTTTACCTGCTTCGATGGTTGGTAAAAATCCAAAATTAAAAATTATC